ATCAAACCTTTCAAGCTACACCGCACCAGTTCGCGTTGACAAAAACAACGGTACGCTTTGGTACGAGCATGAATTGTCAATGATTCTTGCGTCCGATTCGAAAGAATTACGCGCTGAAATTCATTTGCTCGCGCAAAACGAATGTGTTTGTTTGGTTGAGAATGCCGACGGAACAATCGTTGCCCTTGGACTTGGAGAAGGTCTTCAGGTTGCCGATGCTAACGAATACACTTCAGGCGTTTTGAAAAGCGACCGAAAAGGACATGTCATCGTTATGCGTGGAATGGAAAACGACGAAGTTCCTGACGTTGATCCAGCGCTTTACACTACATTGTTAGGTCAACAGTCACCTTCAATTTAATAACAACTTAACTTGCAATGAAGGGGATGGGCGTTGTCCCGTCCCTTTTTTTGTTTAATTTAGTTCTATGAAAGTAAAAAAGGAATTTATCGGTTGCAAATGTTGGTCGCCAACGATGCAACGCTACGTCAAAATCGAAGAAGGAAAAGACGAAATTTATTTGTCGCTTGGAATCCTTGACATTTTTGAATTTGAGAAACCAAACCTTGTAAAAAAAGAGAATGTTAAAAATACAAAAAAACGGAACAACTCCGCTGGTAGTGACGGTCACGGAAATGACAACAATTCCGAATCCGAACTATCTATTTGAATTCATTCACGAGCAATCGTTCAACACACAAACGTGTGTCTTGACGAACATTTCGCAAGGGATTCCGCGTTACGATGAATTTGTTCTTGTTGACGGCGTTGACGTGAACTTCATTTACGACGGCTTTTATATTTACAACATTTACCAACAATCGTCGCCGTCGAATCTTGATCCATTAAACACGCAAGGTCTTGTCGAAACGGGACGCGCTCATGTGATTGAAGCGGATTCACCAAGTTACGAATACGATTCACCGATTTATTTCAATATATATGAATAACAAGCTTACTTCCGTTTCATTCCGCAAGGACTTCCAAAAGCCTGAAGAGGAAAAAGACCGTTCAATGGGTTTCGTGAAATGGGGAAAAAAGAACGATTATCCCTTTTTCTTGGTTGACCTTTACAATGGTTCAGCTTACCACCAAGGAATCATCAAGAACAAAACGCACTATATCGCGGGCGGTGGTATTGAAATCGTCAACGGATTGGTTCAACCATTCATCGACAACCGTTGGTCGGACTTCGACATGAACGAAATCGCGGAACGTCTTGCATTCGACCAAGAATTGTTCGGTGGAATGGCGGTCAAGGGAACATGGAACAAGGAACAAACGAAGGTCGTCATGTGGGAACACATACCGCTTGACATGATTCGAACGTCGGTCGATGAACGGACGTACTACATTAGCGACGATTGGACGGCCTTGAACCAATCACCTGAAAAAACAAACCTTCGAATCCTTCCAGCGTTCGACAAGGACAATCGGACGGGTTCATTCATTCTATATTATAAAGAACCGCATTTGAAAGGGCGCAAGGAACTTGGTGTCTATCCGAAGCCGTCGTATTACGGTGGAATCACGGCCATTCAAACGGATTGCGACATTTCGAAATTCCACATGTACGAATTGCAAAACGGATTCAAATCCGGGACGCTCATCAATTTTCCTTCAGGTTATCCCGAAACAACCGAAGAATTGAACCGAATCAAGGCCGATGTCAAAGGTCGGTCGCAATCGGTCGAAGACGCTGGGGAAATCATTTTGACATTCAGCAACGGAAAGGATGAAACGCCGACCGTGTTATCATTGAACGGGAACAACCTTGACCAGCGTTATTTGGCTACGGAAAAAAGCGTACAACAAAACATTCTTGTGGCGCACGCGATTACGTCACCGCAATTATTCGGTGTACGTCTTGAAGGTTCATTCAATTCGGCGGAATCGGACGACCTTTTCAATATATTCAAATCAACCTACGTTAATACAAAACAAAAGCGAATTGAATGGTTGCTTAATTTGATGCTTGAACTTGGCGGTTACGTTGGCAAAGTGAAGCTTCACGACGTTGAACCATTACCGAAGGACGCACCGCAAGCGGAACAAGCGCCAACAATTGAAGGACAACCAGCACCTGAAGCCGTGGACGTAGCAAAAAGCGCATTGAATGGCGCACAAATCGCGTCATTAATTGACGTCGTTGCCAAAATAAAAGAAGGAATCTTGACACCGCAAAGCGCATTGTCGATTGTATTGGCTTCATTCCCTACCATTGACGAACGAACGGCGCGTGAAATCGTTGGCGTTCCACCGACGGCGCTTTCAATGTGCAAGCATGATTCGTTCAGCACCGACGAAATAAAGGTCTTTGAACAATTCGGTGAATCAAACGACAACTTCATCGTTCTTCATTCCGAACCGATTGCATGGGACACGCCAAGCGCCGAAGTTTTCGCACGAAGTCAACAACTATTCGACAAGGTTGGAGAAATTTCCGCCGTGTTGACTGGTGGCGACAAGGACGTTTTGAAACTTTTGGCCGACGGCGAATCGAGCGACGCAATCGCGAAGGCGCTCAACACATCGGTCGAAGAGGTTGCGAAAAGAATTCAGGCAATTCGTGAACTTAACTTGTTGACAAAAGAAGGCGACGTGAACACCTTGGGAAAGAATGTAATTGACAACGTTGAAATTCCCGTGTCACGCTTCCAAGTTCGTTACACTTACCGAACGCGACCGAACGTTCCCGATCCGATAACGCAATCGCGCGCGTTTTGCGTCAAGCTAATCGAATTAAACCGAAGCTATTCACGCCAAGACATCGACACGATTTCAACACGCGTTGACCGTGACGTTTGGAAATATCGCGGGGGGTGGTATACAAATCCCGACACGGGCGCGACGACACCGTTTTGTCGTCACGAATGGATTCAACAACTTGTAATTGCACAATAATATGAACTATCTTTTATCCGTTGAGAACCTGAAGAAGCTTGGGTTGATTCACCAAAACACCGACACGAAAATTCTTGCGGTCGCAATTCGTCGAAGTCAAGACATTAACGTTCAACCAGCGTTGGGAACACCGCTTTACAAGGCGTTATTGCAACGCGTTCAAACGAACACATGGACACCGACCTATTTGACACTTATGAACGATTACGTCGTGCCGTGTTTGGTTGCTTACGTCGATTACCGTTGTGCGTTATTGTTGAATGAAAAGCTAACGAACAAATCGGTTGGACGAATCGACGACGAACACATCAAAGCGAACGACGATAAAATGACATTCACGCTTCGCGACCAACTATTGAAAGACGCGCAATTCTACAAAGAACGCTTGATTGGTTTCTTAATGGACGACAACGGCGACAATTACCCTGAATACATTGATTGTTGCGGTTCGCCTTCAATGTGTCATGAAAAGGTGACGAAGGATCAAACGGGATATTCACCGTTAAACTGGACAATATGAACAAACGGTTCACACCTTCGAAGAAAGACATCGAGAAACTGAACAAATACTTAAAAAATGGAAAAGACGTTAAATCAACTAATGAAGGAATTCGAAACGATTGCAACGGAACACCGTCAAATCAACGCGTTCTTTCAAGGCGACTATCTTGATGCGGTGTCACGCGACGCGGTTGATTACCCTTTAATGGTTGTCACGTTGCAACCGGGTGTCATTAACGACTTCGGTGTTCAGGTGAACGCAATCATTTCCATTGCGGACAAATACAACGTTCAGGAATATCGACAAATTAACGAAATTCATTCCGATTGTCTTTCCATTTGCAAGGACATTCACGTAATTTTGAAACAATGTCGCTTCGAGGATTTCCTTGACGTCGAAGGAACAATCACAACGACGCCATTCATCAACCGTTCGCACGACGTGACGGCAGGGTGGACGATGAACGTCGCGATGAACGTGTTCGACGCTGAAGATTGGTGTCAAATACCTATGGACAATTATTCCTTTGGCAATGATTAATCAAGACCATCTTCGATTCCTTGCGATTGCTTATTATGTCGCAAGCTTCAGCACCGCATTTTCATTGTGGTTCAATGATTCATTTCATATGGTCATGTTTGGCTGGACAATTTTTCTATTCAATTTATATCAAATCTTTAATGAATTACATGACAATCAAATAAACAATGAAAACTAAATTGACCTTGCTTGGAGTTTCTTTTTTATCAATTCTCGCACCAGTAAAAGGGATGGTTGCAATTACTATCTTTTTTATTTGGATTGACCTTGTGGTCGGAATATGGCGAAGTAAAAAATTGAAATATCCAATCAGGTCAACTGGATTCAAAAGAACCGTTTCTAAAACCTTACTTTATGCTGGTGCGATTGTTTCCGTTTTCTTTCTTGAAATGTATGTACTTGCCGATTTGATTGGCTTGTTTATATCAGTTGACCTTGTGTTGACCAAAGCATTCACATTCTTTTGTATATTTGTTGAATTGAAATCAATTAATGAATCTTATTTCGATGTAACGAAAAAGGATGTGTTGAAATCATTTAAAGAATTTATAACAGCAAAACACAAAGAATGGGACGAATTCAAGTAAGTGACTTGAACTTAATTCAGGAACGATTGTCAGCTGGTCAATTTATTCCTGAAGAACATCCGAAATCACAAGTGTATCTTCATCACACCGCTGGTGGTGGCGATGCACGAAGTGTTGCAAAGTTTTGGAATTCGAATTCTTCGAAGATTGCAACCGCGTTTGTGGTTGGTGAACGTGGCGAAATCGTTCAATGCTTCAGTTCGAAACACTGGGGATGGCATCTTGGTGTCGGTTCGGAAATCTTCAAGGAAAATAAAATTCCATTTCGCGACCTTAACAAGACATCAATCGGAATCGAATTGACAAACTGGGGAATGTTGAAACAAGTCAATGGTAAATTTTATAATTACGTTAACCGCGTTGTTCCTTCGTCAATGGTTACTGAACTTGAACGACCATTCAAAGGTCACAAGTTTTGGTATCGTTACAGCGACGAACAAATCGAATCGACGCGAAAGCTTGTCATTTATCTTTGC